AGAATATTTTCAACGGCGGATTCAACAGAACAATTAAAAGTCCGTATAGATGATAAGCTAAATAGAGTAAAAAATAACCAAGGGTTTGCGGGAGATAATGATATCGATGATTTAATTGGATATCTAGTTCTCTATAAAATAGCTAGATCCAGTTGATTTTTTAGTCGACTAAGAGTATACTCTAGTATATGTCCGAAATTGAATTAGCCGACCACTTTGACCGAATGAACATAGTAGTCTCAGAACTGCTAAAGGGAAACAACCCAACTCAAATTGCAACCGTTACAGGATTTAAAAGATCCGAAGTAGTCGAGCTAATAGATGAGTGGAAGAGCGTAGTCCACAATGACACAGCGGCCCGTGAAAGGGCTAAAGAAGCTATCTCTGGAGCAGACCAACACTACGCAATGCTTATTAAAGAAGCATGGAAAACTGTTGAGGATGCAGATCAAGCAGGACAACTGAGTGTTAAATCAGGAGCACTAAAGCTAATTGCAGATATTGAGGGCAAAAGAATTGGAATGCTTCAAGAAGTTGGGCTATTAGACAATGCAGAGTTAGCAGATCAAATTGCTGAAACTGAACGTAAACAAGACATCCTAATAAAAATACTAAAAGAAGTAACTGCTTCGTGTCCTAAATGTAAAATGGATGTTGCAAAAAGATTATCTCAGATTACTGGCATTGTCGAGCCAGTATTTATAGAAACGGAAATATCATGAACAATAGACTTTTTATATTTGACTTAGACGGGGTACTTGTAGATAGCAAAAAAATACATTTTGATTCATTAAATATTGCATTAAAAGAAGTAGACGAAAAATATGTGATATCAGAAGATGATCAGTATGGAATTTTCGAAGGTCTTACAACAAAACAAAAATTAAAAATATTGACTGAAACTCGTAATCTGCCAGAAGAGTATCACGAGAAGATATGGAAATCAAAGCAGGAAAAGTCAATTAAATTTTTTGAAAATCTACCTAAAGATGAAGAATTAATTGAAATATTTAAAGTTATTAGAGAGTATAACGTAGATGTTGCTGTAGCAAGTAACTGTATTAAAGAAACTGTTGAGGCCTGCCTAACATCTTTAGGCTTAATAGACCATGTAAATCTTTATCTGGCCAATGAAGATGTTGTTTCGCCAAAACCAAATCCAGAAATATATTTGATGTGTATGGAAAATATGCAAACTACTAAATGGCATACAGTTATTTTTGAGGATAGCCTTGTTGGTAAATCTGCAGCTGTTTCAAGTGGAGCCAAATTGGTAAGCATTAAAAACAGAAGTGATCTTAATATGGATTTAGTATTAAGTCATTTGAATCCAACAAGAAAAAATATAAATGTTCTTATTCCAATGGCTGGAGAAGGTTCCAGGTTTGTTGAAGCAGGATATGCAACACCTAAACCTTTAATTGAAATTGATGGAAAGACAATGATTAACATAGTCCATGATTCTATTGATCTGGACGCTCACTTTATTTTTGTTGCAAAAGAAGAGCACGTAAAAGATTACGATTTATATAAAAAAATTGGTGAATTTTGTAACGACTTTGAGATTGTAGTGCAAAAAGAGAAACTAGAAGGGGCAACCTGCTCAGCTCTTTTAGCAAAAGATATTATTGACAACGATTCGCATTTAATAATTGTCAATTCAGACCAATACATAAGATGGAATGCAAAAGATGACATGAACTTGTGGGTTGAATCTGGAGTAGATGGTGCTGTTATGACATTTCAATCTAACGAAGATAAGTGGTCTTATGTAGAGCTAAAGGATCCTTTTGTAAGACACGTATACGAAAAAGTTGTTGTAGGTCAAGAAGCAACTTGTGGACTTTATTATTGGAAATCGGGATCAGATTTTGTAAAGTATGCTCAACAAATGATTGATAAAGGAATAAGAACTAACAATGAATTTTATATTGCTCCAGTTTACAACGAAGCAATAGAAGATCAGAAAGTCATAACTACTTTGCGAGCAAAAGAGTTTCGTGGGCTAGGAACTCCAGAAGATTTAGAAAGATATTTGGATCAGGGACAAAATCCTAAGTTTACTCCCAAAGATAAAAGCAGGTATTTTTTTAATAATTCTGAAAACGTGCCAAAAAATGATGAAGACTATATAGAGTCTATATATGAAATTACTAATTCAGAAATTTGCGTATCTTATTTAAATGCCAAGTACGAAGTTTTTGACTCTAAGTATGATGACTTTAAAGAAGAAAGTTTGCAAAAGGTTGTAAGTGCTGGGCCGCATGACCATCAGCTTATGCTTCATCCAATAATAACTTCAATAGACAAGAATTACGTTAAAGGCGAAAAAGAAAAGTCAGTTTATGTAACAGCCTACACATCAAGATTTTTTCATATCTATTTAGAGCTTCTTCCAAAGTTATTCTTTTTGAAAAGAATAGACCCTGACTTTAAATTAATTATTTTAGCAGACACACAAGTTGATAGAAATGGAATTTTTGTTGGACTAAATAGTAAAAATGCTAAAAATTTATACGGAAGAGAAGAAGATGCCTCATCCCTAGCGTTTTGGCTAGAGGCTCTCGATATAGATTTTGAATGCGTTACACTTAAAGATTTAATGGAAAAAAATTTAACATTTGCAAAGTCTTATGTTTTTTATGAAAGAAAAGATCTAGTTGTCCATAATGCAAAAAAGGAATACTGTGACCAATGGCTAAACCCAAGTGTTTCAAACATGATGGTTTATTTCCCTGCATGGCTTTTACATAGAAGCAATGGACCCCACGAGCTAGATATAATTAACTATACAAGAAATGAAATAAATTCATTTTTAGAAAAAAGAAAAAAGATAAAAAAGAAGATATACATATCTAGAAAAAATTACGAAAGAGTTCATCCTAATGAAATAGGTATTGAAAATTATTTTCGTGAAAGAGGGTTTGAGTCGGTATGCATGGAAGACTTTACTCCAGAAGAACAAATAAATATTTGTAGATCTGCATCAGACATAGTCTGTTATGTGGGATCAAGCATGGTCAATCTATATCATCTAGACCCACTAGATGACGGTATTGTAAATATAACTGTGTTAGCTTTAGCTGAACCACGTCAGCCAGAGTTTATTGATCAAATGTATAATCACTATTCAAATATTATTACATCAGAGTCTCAAAAGTTTTCTCAAAACATAAAAATAAGATTAATAGACATTCCACCTATTATGGAAGTTCCACAAGTTCATCGCACCCTGCAAAGGATGCTTAATCTTTAAAATGGATCTTAACTTTAATGATTTAATCGACATACTAGACGGAGAAGAGTTTGATGAGCGTCCAGTAGACCTACGCACATTTGTAACAAGCCCAGATTACCTAGGACTTCCACCTTTATCTGAGTATCAATATATATTAATTGAAAAATCTTCGCAGGTCTATAAAGAGTCTACTCTGATTAAATTATTTGGGGAAGATGAAGGAAAAAGAATGTTTAAGCAAACGGCTAATGAAGTTGTTGCTCAACTTGGAAAAGGTTCTGGAAAAGACTACTGCTCAACCATATCAGTAGCCTATATAGTATATTTACTATTGTGTCTTAAGGATCCAGCTCAGTATTATGGAAAGCCTCCTGGAGATTCTATTGATATCATTAACATTGCTATTAACGCACAGCAGGCAAACAACGTTTTCTTTAAGGGATTTAGAACACGAATAGATAAGTCTCCATGGTTTACTGGAAAGTATACTGAAAAGGCTTCTGAGATAAAGTTTAATAAGAATATAACAGTACACTCAGGTCACTCAGAGCGTGAGGCCTGGGAAGGATACAACGTTATCGTAATCATCCTTGATGAAATTTCAGGCTTTGCTACAGAAAATACAACTGGACACGAGCAAGCTAAAACTGGTAGTGCAATATACGAGATGTATCGTGCATCAGTCGATTCACGTTTTCCAGACTACGGAAAGGTTATTCTGCTTTCATTTCCAAGATATAAGAATGACTATATTCAGCAGAGATATGAGGACGTTGTTGCAGAAAAAGAAGTGGTAGTTAGATCCCACCACTTTAAGCTTGATGACTCTTTACCAGACGGAACAGATGGTAATGAATTTGATATCGAGTGGGAAGAAGACCATATATTATCCTATAAGTATCCAAGAATGTATGCTCTTAAAAGACCAACCTGGGAGATTAATCCCACAAGAAGTATAGATGATTTTAAGGTAGCGTTTTATAAAAATGCACCAGACGCACTAGGAAGATTTGCATGTATGCCTTCTGAAGCCATCGATGCATTTTTTAAATCTAGAGAAAAAATTGAAACCGCATTTAGCAATAGAGCTTTGGCCGTAGACGAATTTGGAAGATTTGAAAATTGGTTTGCGCCAGATCCAGATAAAGAATATTTCTTGCACGTTGACTTGGCCCAAAAGCATGACCATTGTGCCGTTGCAATGGCACATGTACAAAAATGGGTAAATGTAAAAGTGACTGATACATATTCCCAACCAGCTCCAATTGTAGAAGTTGATGCAGTTAGGTACTGGACGCCTACCCCAGATAAGTCTGTAGACTTTACCGAGGTTAAAGATTATATATTATCCCTTAGGACAAAAGGATTTAAGATTCGTGTGTGTACATTTGACCGATGGAACTCACACGATATGATGCAACAATTAAAACAGTATGGCATTAATACAGAAAACCTATCTGTTGCAAAAAAACATTACGATGATATGGCAATGGTTGTAGCTGAAGACAGATTAAATGGACCAGCAATTAAATTACTTATTGATGAGTTACTGCAATTAAAAATTATGAGAGATAGGGTTGATCACCCAAGAAAAGGATCTAAAGATTTAGCGGATGCGGTGTGCGGTTCTGTGTATAACGCAATTAGCAGAAGTAGGCCACAAAACAATGAAGAGATAGATATACATACCTACAGCTCTTTAAAGTGGGACAGAGAAAAAGAAGAAGATGAAATAGTTATGAACATGATAAGGCCACCAAGAATGCCCAAGAACTTATCAGATATGTTAGATGGAATGGAAATAGTATGAGTATATATCAAGAAAGAGCTAAAGAATGTAAATGCTGTGGTAAGCATGTGCCTCTACCAACAGTATTAAAAGAGTATAATGGAACCGTCTTATGTCCAACAACATTTTCTAATGTAGTTGAATATAAAAGAATTTGGGCTGCATCTGGTAAAAGACCGATGGGAAATATCCGTAAACATTTTTCAGAATATGTCCAGCAATTAGTTGAAACAAGTATTGACAAAAATGAAGACGGAACGATACAATAGTTACTTGGCAACAGTAGCCAAGTTGGTTAAGGCCCCGAACTCATAATTCGGCTACCGTAGGTTCAAGTCCTACCTGTTGCACAAAAGGAGTCAGTATGTACGAAGACAATTATGATGATGAAATGTTAGCCTATTATTTAGAAATAGGAGTTGTTAATTTAGAGGGCATGGACGAAAGCGGTGAAATGATTTATTCAATAGATCAAGAACTGGCTAAAGAGCTTGCCCCAGAATTATGGCAATCTCATATTGACTATGTTGATAAGTCTTTAATTGAGCTGTACGAGGCTGGCTTGGTAGATGTTCAATATGACGAAAATCTAGAGGCAACAATACGTCTAAGCGAAGAAGGCCACAGGATAGCTAAAGAAAAGGGTCTTGTAGAGATAGACCCTGCAGATTTTAAAAACATTCCAAACGATTAAAGATTATGATATAATTATAATAGGATGCCCTAATGGGGTCCTATAAATTAACTTATTCGCTTGAAGGAGGAATAAAATGGTAACAACATATACATGGGATCTTTTTAAGGATCCTTTTTTTATTGGATTTGATAGAGCTTTAGATACATGGAGCCACGCTCAAACAGTATCTAGTGCGACTAACTATCCACCATATAACGTAATCAAGGTAGACGAAGACAACTTTGTTGTCGAACTAGCAGTCGCTGGATTTGCTAAAACAGATATTGATGTATCAACAGCAGACGGCAAGCTCACTGTAAAGGGAGAATTAAACACAGAGGATAACGATTCGAAGTTTATCCATCGTGGAATTGCTGCCCGTAAATTTACTCGTGAGTGGGCTCTTGGTGAATATATGGAAGTAAAGGCAGCGGAACTAAAGGACGGAATGCTTAAGATTGATATTGTACGCATTCTACCAGAAGAAAAAAAGCCAAAGACCATCAAGATCAAATAAATAGTATAATAGAAATCTGCACCCCGTCACTGGGGAGTCGCAGATTCGGGCATCGCCGCCCAGGATAGTCGGGGGAGACAGCGACTATAAACAACTGGTATAGTCCTGAGTATGACTGTAAAAAACTGCTCTTATTTTTAAGGAGAATCATGTTCGAGTATTATGTTAAAAAAGTTACAAAGGTTGTAGATGGAGACACAATCGATGTAGAAATTGATCTGGGATTTGATATCTCTTTTAGTTCAAGAGTAAGATTAGCTGGTATTGATACACCAGAAAGTAGAACAACAGATAAAATGGAAAAGGCTCTAGGGCTTGAAGCAAAAGCTTATCTAAAACGTGAGATTGAATCTGCAAAAACTGTTGTTATTAAAACAGAAAAAATGGATTCATCTGAAAAATACGGAAGAATTTTAGGATGGGTATTCCTTGATGGATCAAAAGTATCAATGAATGAAAAAATGATTGAAGACGGACACGCCTGGGGTTACCTAGGAGACACTAAGGTTAAAGACTTTAACGCCTTAGCAGAGAAGAGAAAAAAGAGCGGCAAGTAGCTCCTGTGGGTAAAAAAATTAACATTCATTGGATGCAGAGATTCGATGGAAGCACTCCTAAAGAACTCGAAATTTTATCTAATGTACTAGATTTTGCTGGATACTATTCTGTGTTAAGTGTATACCACTCTAAGATACCAGACTATTGGATTAAAATAGCCAATATAATAAATCCAGAGCATAAACTAAAATATATGATTGCAATGAGAACATATGCGATAAGCCCAGAATATTGTGCAATGATGGTTGAAGCGTTTAATGAAATATCCCCAGATAGATTAATTTTAAATGTTGCTGCTGGTGACCTACACGCAGATGAAACCAGTAGATCAGATGTTGTTGCTATTTCAAATTTATTAGAAACGCATGAAGACAGGGTTAAGTATACAACAGAGTGGCTTGAAAAATTTACTAGCCTACCTATTTTAAAGAATAAACCCGAGATAGTTGTAAGCGGAACATCTAATGGAACAATATCAAATTCTGAAAAATATGCAGACGCCCATCTTTGTATGTACTCTAGCTATAAAAATGGGCTATCTAGTTTAATAAAAACAAAGCGGGTTCTTTTGGCGATGCCTATAATAATTCGTGACACAAAAGAAGAAGCTGAAGCGGTACATAATAAATTGCCAGATAATATGGGAAAAGCCTCTTGCCTTTTTGGTACAGAAAATGAGATAATAGGGTATATAGATGCTATGAGAGGTCAGGGGGTTACTGACATCCTAGTAAGTAGAGTTCAAATAGACGATGAATACTATAGAATACATAGAATGGTAAAAAAAATAAATGATGACCAAGCATGAAATAATTGAAATGATTGAGAGCTCTAGATCCGATAAGAAGATCCTGCAGTTAAAATCAATGTTTCCTGTTGTGCCAAAATGGGATCAATTTATTAATCATTTAGATTATCATTTTAATACCACGCCAGAAGGTCCTCAAGAAGAGTCTGATGAGTGGCACACAATACATAATGGAACAGTTGCTAAAACTGGTTATTATTTTCATGTCAGGGATGCAACATCAAGCGACAAGTTTACATTTTTCCCAGAATGCAGAGATGTAGTTGAATTTTTTAATGAAGTCTATAGCGAAAAAACTAATGGCGGTGCAACTTTTTTAAATATAGTTGGAAATGGAATGATGGTGCCAACTCATGTGGACGATGTAGATAGCGTGTTTTGGCAATGTCAAGGATCAACAATTTGGGAAGTATTTTTAAACAAAGAGGATCAGGGCAGAGGGATAGAGCCAATACAGAAAGTGCTGGTAGAACCAGGAGATGTAATTGTTGTGCCTAGAGGAGTATTTCACGGATTAAATCCTCATGTTTCAAGGGCAGCTATAGCATTTAGATACAGAGAAGGTGGTCAGTAGAATGCCTATATACGAATACAAATGTGAGTGTTCTCCAGAAAACATTGTTGCAAAAGAAAGATCTATAACTTCTGTTGAGCCTAACTATCTATGTAATGAATGTGGTAAAAGGTTACAAAGACATTACGGTTCTTTTGGTATACAGTTTAAAGGTAATGGCTTTTATAAAACAGATAATGTTAAGTAATTTAAATTAACATTCTGCTATAATATCTAAGTAAGCAAAGATATTGCATTACTTAGGAGATACCTAGTTGACTAGAAAGTTACAGTATTTTTTAACCAGCCTTTTTATTATCGGCTGGCTTTTCCTTTTTGGGCCCAGCATTGCAAATGCTGATGAGCCAACAGTTCAAGTAACTCCAGCTAATCCTTCTTCAGATACCGCTACAGCAACCACCCATATTACAGTTGAGACAGTTGCAGATAAGGTTGAAGCGGCAGCAGAGACATTGCAGGCAGCAGCAGAAACACAAGCAACTGCTATAACTACTACAATTCAAGCAAATGTTCCTAATACAACACCAACGCAAGCAGCTACAATTGCTACCACACAAGAGCCAATTGCTACTGCAGTAGCAGAAGCTACAGTAAAGGTTCAAGAAGCCACAACAGCGATCCAGTCTGCTGAGACAGCGGTTTCTGTTGCTACAACTGCACAGGCAGCTGTTGAGTCACAAACGACGGTAGTTGCAGAAGCAACAACAAATTTAAACAATGCTCAGACAGCATTAAATACAGTAACACAGCAAGTAGAGTCACAAACTGCTGTAGTCGCAACAGATGCTACAAATGTAGCAACGGCTCAAGCTGCAGTTAACGCACAGACCACTGTAGTGAATACCGAAACTTCAGAGCTAACCGCTCTTCAAAATACTCCTTCAGATTCTAAAACCTATACAACTGCTGGATATGTAGCACCAGTTGCTCCTGAAAACCCAACTACAACCACTACAACTTTACCTGAAATGTATGACGGTGCAACTAAAATTGAAACGCCATTTGATATTAAAATGGGAAATACTGTATACGAAGGGCAAGGATCTGCAAGTCAAATTTATGTAACATCTAAAGCAACTATAACATTTGGCACTGGAGATTATAATTGGTGGGATTTTCCTAATGGACCAAGCATTTCAGTATTTGGTTCTGATTTTCAAAGTGCTGGACCTAACGCTGGAATTACAGTAAAGACTACAGAAACAACACTTGCTGTTGACTGGGACTTACATTTATTTGGTAATCCAGCCAGCCCAATTACAAATGTTAACTGGACCATGACTGTAAATCCTGCAACTGGAGAATGGACAGGCGTTGGCACGGTTGCTGGAAACACAACTAATTTGTATAACGGACCTCGCATTGGTGTTAGAGAAGCTGCTGGTCAAGCAGTACAACCAATGACAAATGTAACTAATTCAGAATTAACTTCTCAAATACAAGCTCAGACCACTGTAGTTGCTACAGAAACTGCAGAGCTAACTACTTTAGTGCAAGAAAAGGATGCAGCAGTATCCGTACTTGCAGCAGACACCGCAGTACTAAATACATTGCAAGCACAAAAAACAGTTGCTGAAGCAGTAGTGGTAGATAAAACAGAAATAAAAGCAGTAGAAGTTGCAACTCTAACTCAACTTACAGAAACTGCGACAGCGACAGTTCAGGCTGCAGACACCCTTGCAAATACAGCAACTACAAAAGTAAATGAAGCAGTAACAGCAATGACAAATGCTGCACAGGTTACTACAAATTATTATGCAGAGCAGAGAGCAGCAGTACAAGCAGCGGCTCAAGCAGCTGCGGAAGCAGCGGCACAACAAGCAGCACAAGAAGCTGCGGCAGCGGAAGCTGCAGCGGCTCAAGCAGAGGCACAAGCAAAGGCAGCCGCTGAAGCAGCGGCAAAAGCAGAAGCAGAAGCTAAAGCAGCTGCAGAAGCTGCAGCAAAAGCAGAAGCAGATAGAGTTGCTGCTGAGGAAGCAGCAGCTAAAGCAGAGGCAGATCGTGTAGCAGCAGAAGAGGCTGCAGCAAAAGCAGAACAAGAAGCTAAAGAGCAAGCAGAGGCAAATGCAAAAGCGGAAGCAGAAAGATTAGAAGCAGAAGCAGAAGCTGCAAGACAAGCAGAAGAGCAAGCAAAAGCAGAAGCGGAAGCTAAAGCACAAGAAGAGGCAAACGCTAAAGCAGAGGCAGAGGCTAAGCAAGCAGAGGCAGATAAATTAAAGGCGGAGGCAGAGGCTAAGCAAGCAGAGAAAGAAGCCCTTGATAAAGCAATAGAAGATGCTAAAGAAGGTAAAGAATTAACTGAAGAACAAAAAGACGCAGTTGTTGAAAATCTTGTTGCAGATTTAAAACCAGGAGAAGCAGTAAGTTCTGCAGATATTAAAGCATCTGGAATTGAATACAAAGATCTTCCACCTGCAACACCAGTAGATGTTAGAACAGATGAAAATGGAAATGCAGTTGTAATTACTGCAGCAGTTGCTGCACAAGTAGAATTACTTCAGAATCCAGGAGCATTGGTAGAAGAATTATTTACAAATCCAGCAGCAGCATTGGCTGCATTTGGAAGCATAGGTGCAGATATGTCAGACGAAGAAAGAGAAGAGGCAACAGACATGGTTGTTGCTACAGTAGTTGCAGCAGGTGCCGCAATTAACGCAGCAGCAGTTGCCACAGGAGGAGCCACAGGAGGTGGCACAGGAGGCGGAGGAAGTTCTGGTGGAGGCTCAGGATCCAATTCACCAGGTTCACGAGGAGGTAGAAGATGGTAAGAATACTTAAAAATATAATGAAGGATCTAATTGATCAGGCCTGGACCCTTCTTGGTATGTTCATTGCTTGGGTCGTTTTGGACGGAAGTGCAAAAACTATAGTGGGCTATGGAATTATAGCCACTACAGCACTCTGGATATTAACAAGTCCTGCTAGAAATAAGGACTCAGAGTAGGGTATAATAGTGGTATGAAAAGAATAACTGCTATTGCTTTGTCAGGGCTATTAATGCTATCATTAACTAGTTGCGGGTATCAGGGTTTCTATAGATACCCATGTCAAGATCCTGCTAATTGGGAGAAGGCGGAATGCAATCCCCCAATCTGTGAAGCGACAGGCACATGCACTAAAGATGTAATTGGTAAAGATCAAATTACAACAACCGAAACAGGTACTTCAAATGGCTAGAGAAAGACTTACTGCGTCAGATTTAGACGCTAGATTAAAATTTATTTTAGGAATTACATTAGGCACAATTCTTTTGTGCACAACATTGGGAATTCTTTATGCTCTTATTTTCGTAACACAACCAATTGGCGGACAGTCAGAGAACGATAAGATGTTCTTTAACGTACTTGGTAGCGTTGCAACATTTATTACAGGAACACTCGCTGGTCTATTGATTGGTCAATCTGGTGCTAAGGATATTATGTCAGCACAGCTTGCTAACAAAGAAATGGATGCAAAGAATACACAGGCAGACAAAAAGCTTGAAGCAGAAATTGATGCAACTGCAGCACGTCTAGCAGCTAAGCCAGATGGAGCAATGCCAGAAGTACAACCAGTTGATGAAGATTGGGATAAGTAATTATGGCAGACTCAACTAAAAAGACACTTGCTAAAACATTAAGCTGGGAAACATTTCATTTAATTGGTGTTGCTGGCATTATTGCAATTGTTACATATATCATGACTGGTGAAGTCGAGTATGAATATGCAACACTAGGAGCTCTAGGATATATCCTATGGGAAGCTTTGGGATACTTTCTTCATGAAAGAGTCTGGGCAAAATTTGGGAATAAGGTGAAGTAATGGCAGATCAAGGAACAGCAGCACGTCTTATCGAAGTTGCTACAGCAGAAGTAGGAACTATTGAAGGTCCTAAAGATAACGAAACTAAGTACGGTGCTTTTATGAAAGCTAACTTCCAGCCATGGTGCGGAAGTTTTGTTAACTGGTGTGCAAACGAAGCTGGAGTAAAGATTCCTAATACTGTCTATACACCAAGTGGTGCACAAGCATTTAAGAAAGCTGGACAATGGATTGATGGAGACATCGCAGATCCAGAACCAGGAGATATCGCCTATTTTGATTTCCCCTCAGATGGCGTCGATAGGATTTCTCACGTCGGAATTGTTGTTAAAGACAATGAAGATGGAACTGTTTGGTGTATTGAAGGCAACACTTCTTCAAAGAAAAAGGGAAGCCAACGAAATGGCGGAGAGACTTGCAAACAACTTCGTGCTTTCAAGAAAAACAAAGCAGGCGTAATGATTTCAATTGTAGGATTTGGTCGTCCAAAGTTTAAGGCTGCGGGTGCTGCACCTACAACAAAGACTAAAGCAGAAAAAACATCTAATACAAAGTGCCCTACTTGCGGTAAGTAAATGAACACATACAAGGTCAAGATAGAGATTGATGCAGAAGTAGAGGCATTCTCTTCAGAAGACGCTGTAGATTATGCTAACGATATATTTGGTATAGATGATGAAGTTAAAAATGTTAAAGTTGTTAGCGTAAAGGAGAAGTAGCATGGCAAAAGAAGGATACAAGCCAACATCTGGAATGCAGTCAGCAGCACGTCGTGCTATAAAGTTGAAAGAGCAAGGAAAAGCTAAAGGTGCAGGAACTGCAGTAGGTTGGACTCGTGCAGGACAATTAGCACGAGGTGAAACTCTTAGTCTTTCAACTGTAAAGCGTATGTATTCATATTTTTCTCGCCATGAAGTAGACAAAAAAGGTAAAGACTGGGACAACTCAGAAAACCCTTCAAATGGAAAAATTATGTGGCTAGCTTGGGGTGGGGATGCAGGATTTTCTTGGTCTCGTAAAATAGTTAATAGGGAGAAAAATATGAAAAAGTCATTAGAAGTACAAGAAGTAATAGAAGAAATTAAAGATATGTTAGAAGATGCAATTAATCCAATAGATACAGTTATTGAAATTCCAGAAAATACTTTGGTAAAATCTGTAGATCCTAAGCCAGAAGATGAAGAAGATGAAGAGGACGAGGATTATGAGTCAGATAATGAAGAAGAAGATAAATGGAATAACATGGAAAAGGCTTGTTGGTCAGGATATACCCAAAGAGGTATGAAAGAGAAGAACGGCAGAATGGTTCCAAATTGTGTACCTGTTGAAAAGGCTTATGACGTAGAAGATAAAGAAGAAGAGCCTAAAATTAAAAAGTCCATATGGGATGGAACTTTTCTTAAATAAGTATTGACATAGCCGCAGATTTTACTGTATAATATATATCAGTGGGATGCTGCGGTTTATGTTTAAGGAATAATGTTAAATCTAACAGAACTAGGTGTCGAAGTCTTTATTAAAAAGGCCAAGAATATCACTCCTTTTTGGGACAATTACGATCTAGTAATTTGGAAAAAAGATATTAACGGATTTACAAATGTAAAGGGCATGTTCAAAGAGAACACATGGGGGACAGCAGAAAGAATTTCTGTTGATAGTAACGGAATATGGAAGTTGCCCACAAAGCATGTCAAGCATTTTAAATGATTTAGGCATAGATGAAGATGATCTAGATTGGTTCCACCTTGCAATATGCAGAGGTATGGATACAAATTTATTTTATGAAAAATACGAGTCTGATGCTAATATAGCAAGAAATATAGACGAGATGTGTTTTAGTTGTCCAGTAATGAAAATGTGTTATGAATCTGGTACAGACAATAATGAATATGGAGTATGGGGCGGAGTATATTTAAGTTCAGGTTCAATAGATAGATCCAAGAATTTACACAAAACAGCAGAAGACTGGAAGAGGTTAAAGAAAAAAAATGTTTATTAATAAAAAAGATATAAATGAGCATTTTAAATACGGAGTAAATGAATGGACTGGCGAACCAAACAAACCTGTTTTTTATACTGAAGAAATGAAGAAGGCAGTCCATCAAGTAAAGAAGCCACCGATGCTTCTTATGGACATAGTAATGTATCCACAGTTTTTAGCGTTAAGACTGTATGAAGATAATTTTTTACAATTCGAAGGAGCCAAAAAAGAAATGGTTATTGATTATGTAGGAAAGGTCAAGCGACTGCTTGAGTCATACGGAGTAAGATGCGAGCTGGAGGGCAAGCCTAGTGAAAGAATACTATGATGTGGTTCATGTTGTATACATCCATTCAGAGCAATGTCACGGTACTGTTGAAAAACTTGGTGCGTTTGCATCAACGGTTAACTACAATAAGAATGGCACGGAGTACAGCGAATTAATGGAAAATGAAGAGTTTAGTATCATTGATGAGATAATCTTTAAACATATTGAGGAATCAGAATAATGGAAAAAATATTATGCTATAGCTGCAATAAGTCTAAAAACAAGCTAGAAGTAAAGAAGTCAGTCCTTTTGCCAATTAATTTACTTATTTGTGAAACATGTTTTTCTTCTAAATTTGAGCCACGTTGGGTAATTATATTGGCTGGAAGATCTTCTGGTCCAGATCACGTAAAAGAATACATTGTAAAAAGACGTTATGTTGGTAACGAAATTACCGCTTCGGAGCTTTTAATTTAGTCAACTATTTTAAATTATAATTTTAAGTCGAGTATAATTAGTTTATTATGAGTATTCTTGAATGGATTGTGCTTGCCGCCGCCGCCGCTTCTGGCCTAGGATACTTTGGCAATAAATTTTTTAAGCTTTTTAAGACCTGGTTTCAATTTATTCAAGACTGGAATGGAACGGAAGATCGTCCAGGAGTTGTAGAAAGATTAGAACTCGGACACCTTAGATTTGAACATTTAGACGAAGAAATAAGAATTATTAAAGCTGAACTATTTAATAATCATGGCACCTCATTGAGGGATGCAATTGATAGAATTGAAAAAAATACCTCTAAATAACCTACTTGCACATCGAATTTTAAAATAGTATACTAGGTTATATGACCTGCATAGTAGCTCTAATCCATGAAAATAAAGTCCTCTTGGGGGGCGATGCTGCTGCATCAGATGATAAGTCTGGATTAATTTTTCAGCGCACAGACCCAAAAGTTTTTAAAGTAGGTCAGTTCGGAATAGGATTTGTTGATAGTTTTAGAATGGGACAGATTTTGCAATACGACTGGACACCACCAGTTTACAAACCAACTGCTGGATTCAGAAACTTAGATAAATTTATAAGAACAAAATTTGTAGAGTCGATTAAAGATTCATTTAAAGAACACGGTTACGGAAACTTTGGATCTGGAACTGAAGACGGCGATGAAGGCGGAATATTTTTAATAGCAGTTCAAGGCGCTGGAAGAATTTTTACAATGGATTCAGACTTTCATATAGGAGAAGCAGATGTTCAATACATGGCTGAAGGTGCTGGACAGGAACTAGCACTTGGTTCATTGTTTTCAACTGGATTAATAAAGACTCCACGCAAGCGTGTTAGAATGGCTTTAGAAGCTGCAGCAAAGTTTAATATGAGCGTAAGGCCTCCCTTTACAATTATAGAAGTCTAGAGTATAATAGATTTATGAAATGGGTTAATCGTTTAGCAGCTACCCTAATTGGATTAATTGGTATTGGGGTCATAAGAGAGTTTTTTAGCAGATACGACGTTTTGGTATTTGATAAAAATGATATAGAAGAGGCTAGGCAAGAGCAGGAGAACCCTGTCTCTAATCCAGTAGACTTGCGTGGAACTCCTACCCATGCTTGTGTTTGTGGATCAATTCATTTTTATGTAAGGGCTATCTTTGACGATTATGAGATTGCAACTTATTTTTTAGATATGCAGTGCGTTGAGTGTGGAGCTTTATTGACAGCCCCTACTCCATTAGACAGAGAGATAACAGAGTGAGAAAATCAGACAGAATTAGACTGCTTGAAATGGAAATGCTAAGAATGCAATTTCAGATAGAATATTTAAACACAGCAGTTAGACTTTTATTAGATGAAAATAAGGTCACAGGTCCAGAAATGGACGCTGGTAAGTGGTATAACGCTAAATTAAATAAAGATAAATAGGCTATTGACAATCCTTTTTGTATTTAGTATTATATAGTCTATGAATAAAAAAATACTAGTGGGCCTAATTGCCCTTACACTATCTATACCATCAATATCGCATGCAAACGTAAAGAACAGGACCGTATCGGCTCCGACCCTTGCAATTCTTGATACTGCGTTAGACACTTCTATCCCAGCTATTAAAGAAAAACTTGTATATGAGGTTTGTATACTAGAGTGGACAACTTGTCCTAACGGAAAATCTTTTATGGAAGGTCCAGGAGCAGCTTTCTTGCCTTTAGCATCTATTACAAAAAATGGATTTGATCATGGAACTCAAATGGCTTCTGCAGCAATTTCTGCAAATCCAAACATGAACATAGTTTTTGTTAGAATTATCGGGCAGAATGTTAATGGTGACAGACAAATTACAACAGAAAAAACAGTTTATTCTGCTTTAGACTGGGTGTATGCCAATAAAGATAAATTTAATATTAAGGCAGTGTCTATGTCTATGGGAGACTCTACTAGAGCATCAGGACAAAACTACTGTCCGTCTACCCCAACTACACAGCAATCAATTAAGAACCTATTGTCTGTTGATATTCCAACCTTTTTCCCTACAGGAAATGGTCGTGACTATTCAAGAGTTGACTGGCCATCTTGCATACCAGAATCCTTTGCTATTGGATCTGGTTCTAGAAACGGAATTGATCTAATTAGTAATTCTGACCAATCTTTAACAGATTTCTATTCTGTCGGCAACGCAAGAGTTACAGTGCCAGGAAACATTGTTAGAAATGCTGCTGGAACCTCTGTCTCTGCTCAAATTGCAGCAGCACAATGGCTTACATTAAAGCAAACTTATCCACAGTATACGGTTAAGCAAATTTCTGACTTAATCCACAAGACTTCTGTTAAAATTAACAGGGGCAAGAAGTTCCCAAACTCGTTTGGCAACCTATTTGACCTAAGTAAGGCAATCAATGGATAAGCAAATGACAGTGCTTGAGTCTATTGTACAAGATGTAGCAAAGGCCCTTTTTCAAAAATGGGCCAATGCTCTTCCTGAGGACCAGCAATCAGAAGAAACTATCTCTAATTTAAATAAGAATGCTACAGAGTCTACATATTTTGTAGTTAAAATGTTTATGGATAAGTTTAATGAAGCAGCAGATGATCTTAAGGACAAAAATTGATAGTAACGGATCAAAGTTTTGCTCAAGTTATTAAATCTCATAGTTTAGTTCTTATTGATTTTTGGGCAGAGTGGTGCGGCCCTTGTCAAAAAATTTCTCCTATTTTAGATGAGATCTCTGAAGAAAATGGGTTATGGGTTGGTAAGTTAAATATTGATGAGAATCCTGAAAAAACACAGGAATACTCTGTACAATCAATACCAACTATGGTATTATTTAAGGATGGAAAGCCAGTTCATAGAGTGCAAGGCGCAATGCCCAAGCATAAAATTTTAAAGGAGCTCGAAGAGTGGCTGAACTAGAATTTGAAGAATGGATGTCTTACGGGGTTAATAAAGGTTGGTGCGGACCTCCCGTATGCACTACACACGATGGACTACCAATGTCAGAGCAAGAGGATACAGAGTTTGGCGAAGGCCAAGATCCATGTATCCACGTTGTTCGAATGTATGATGGCATTGAAATGAAAAAAGAAATAGAAGAATATCACTCTCCGTCGCAATGGCGGAACTCATACATGAACTAGAATTCCACGCTCATCTAGAGGTGGATAAATTAAGGAGAAAAAAATAAATGAAGTCATTTAAGAAAGTATCGCTAATCATCGCTGCAGCCCTGACTAGCACAATGCTTGTATCGCCAGCAGCTCAGGCTAATGCTGGAACTGTTACCCTAACGGTAGCGGGATCTGCAGCAACAGGTGGGACAGTAGTAACAACTCCTGTTTCATTACCAGTGCCAGCAGATAACAGTGTAGATGCAGCAGATGCATTGAAGATTGCCGTAACAGGCGTAGACACTGGAACAGTAGTTACAGCAGTTGCGGTAAATGCAACAATTGTTCCTGCTTTATCAGCAACTGGTGCAGCAGTAACAGCATCATCTGGATCCTCAACGCTATCAATTGCAACAGGAACTGGAACATCAGCAGACTTTTATGTATATACTAAAAGTACAGCAGTAGGATCAGTATCGATTACTCGTGCTGGAACTACAACAGTTTATTATGTGCAAGGTACCGCAGGTGCTTTGAACTCAATTACACTAACCGCTCCTGCATCAGCAGCAGCAGGTACATCACAGGTGCTTAAGGTATCTGGATTTGACGTGTTTGGTAATCCAAAGGGTGGAGCCACAATTAATACTTTGGTTTCAAGCTCTGGAGTAGCACTAGCGACAGCGCTAACAACTGACACAGTAACAGCAACACTAGGAACAAAAGAGCAGACAGTAACAATTCCTGCAACTGGTTCAGTAACAGTAGTTGCATATGCAACAGTAGCAACAGCCGTAACAGGCTTGGCAGCACCAGTAGGTTCTGTAAGCGCTACAATTGTAGTTCGTGATATTGCAGCAGAACTCGCAGCAAAGAATGCCGAATTAGCAACAGCTAATGCAGCACTCAAGGCAGCCCAAGATGCTCTAGCAGCAGAAAAGGCTGGACGTGCAGCAGATTCAGCAACAGCAACTGCAGCAGCAGTAACAGCCAAGGCAGCAGCAGATCTTGCTAAGGCCACATACATTGCAGAGTATAATGCTCTAGCAAAGAAGTGGAATGCAAAGAATCCAAAGGCTAAGGTCAAGCTAAAGAAGTAATTCTTTATATTAAAGGGGCAGGACCCAGGTCTTGCCCCTTTAATACATAAATGCTAAAATATACTTATGGAATACATTGAAGATGCTATAAGAAAAAAAATAGCAGATGAAATTAGATATTTAGAATTACCATATGAATGGAAAGCTAACGAAGTTATTAGATACATCGTTAGAAAAATAGAAAGGCAGTAAATGTTTAAAAGATTAAGATTGTGGTTGCTAGAGCAACAGGTAAAGGCAATAGTTGCAGATCAGCCAGTAAATAAAGTAGTGGCTAAAAAAGCTCCATCTAAAAAGAAGGTGGCCAAGAAAACTCCAGCCAAGAAAACTGCTTCTAAGAAGACTAACAAAAAGAAGTAATGTCTAAAGAAGAAGTTTGTGAGATAACAGGATGTAATAATTCTGTATCTAGAATGACTAGCACAGAAAGTAAGTATATTATGATATGCGAAAATTGTTGGCACGAAAAGTATAAAAAATGATAAACGTATTAGAAAATTTTGTATCTGATCAAGAGTGTGATGATCTATTAAACCACTATAATAAGAAAATTTGGGACGCAAAAGATCCTTTTCTTAAAACAGGATTTGGTATATCTGAAGATGGCGTTGCTGATTTATATAAAGAAGAAAGTTTAATTTCTGATATTGTTAAAAGAATCGGGGCACACCTAACTTCTTATTATAAAGAGGACATGGAGCTTAAAACATTATTCCATAGTGTTATGACTCCTGGGGCAGTAAACCCACTACACTGGGACAACTATATTGAAAATGGTCAGGAAGATGTGTCGACACTGTTTTATTTAAATGACGACTACGAAGGTGGAGAACTTAGCTTTCCAGATCAAGACATCTTTATAAAGCCTAAAAAAGGAAGTTTTATATTTTTCAGAGGCGAAGAGTCCTTGATGCATGAAGTAAAAATGGTTAAATCTGGAAATAGAACTGCTTTTGTAGGATTTTTCTGGCCTACTAGGGTAAGGATTGCTTCTACAAAATCTTAGTTCTAGTCTATTAAAAAAGAAATGCTATAATATACTTATAGATGGATTTCTAGACCCATCTAAATACAAACCTATAGGAGTAATAAAATGACAGACGGTATCAACTTGGATGGCTTTACAGCAAATCGCAAGCCAGCAGGAACAAATGACATCAATGCAACTGGAGATTATTCACCAGCGACTGGATCATTCCCAGCAGCTAAGGATGTTTCATCTCAGGATGGCGCAGGACTCGGAAACAACGGTAAGTAACATGTGCGTAGAGTGCGGATGTGAATCACTCGGAAGCGAGACTGGTATTGCAAATATCCCAGGAGGCATATTAGATGTTTCTAGGGACGGAGAAGCAGGATTAACATTAAACATGACTGCAACCCCAGAACAAAGAGAAAACTTTATTAATGAGTAATAATGGCACTGGAATGGATACTCCGCCAAATAATCAACCATCTGGCGCAGTAACTTCACAAGAAGCAACAAGAAAAAATCCTTCACAAGGAAAGTTTAAATCTGGTTTTTCTGGCCCAAAGCCACCAACTAAGATTGACAGAAACAAACATGGTATCCGTAGAGAAACCATAATCGGTCAAAAGAAAACAAAACCAAAGAAGGTTTAATTAAATATTCCCCACTAAGCCCTACTATTAGGGCTGGTGGGGATCTTTATTGGAGAATTATGTGCAAAGAATGTGGATCATGCTCTAAAGAACATACCAACACAATAGACGATGCTATTGACAAAACCCTAGACTCTCCTATATAATTAGGTGATAGAGAAAGAGGCGGATATGTGGGATATTCTATTAAATTTAGGTTTCTTTTTAGTTGGTATGACTATTGGGAGATCTTCTCCAGAATCAGAAAATAAGCTTTCTGATATTTATAATAAATTAAACGAATCTCAAGATTCAGAACAGCTGTTACATTCTAAATGGAGAGATGCAGAATTAAGAGCAGAAACATGGGAAAGAAGATACAAGAATCTTCTTCCAACTACACAGACATCATTTGAGGAATAGCAATGGCGTGGTCATGGATACTAGCAATAATTGGAGTAGCTGGCATATACTTTGTTGGGCGGAAAACAATATGGGGATGGCTAGTCCTTCTATTTAATGAAGCATTGTGGATAGCATATGCTTTGATAACTGATCAATATGGATTTATCTTTAGCGCATTAGCGTATGCTATTGTATACATTAGATCTTATATACACTGGTCTAAAGAAAAGGTAAACGAAATACCACTATGAACAAGAAAACTATAACATTTATTGGGCTAATTGTAGCCCTTGCAGCAGTTGCTTTTGCAGCATATAACAGCCTTAGTCAATTAAAAGATATAGACTATGACCTATTTGATACGGAAGAAGATGAAGATGATTAAGCCAATTGGTGGAATGCTATTAGTAACAAAAGAAACAGATAAAGAAAAGACTACTCAGTCTGGCTTAGTCATATCTGCAGTATTTAATGACTCTGGGCCTAAGATTGGTACTATCGTAGACATGGGAGCAGGAGAGGTTAATTACAGAGGTGACCTTATGCCTATCCCAGAGCTTGATATTGGAGACTTGGTATACTTCCCAGATCATACAGGGACAGAGATTGAGGACGATCAATCTAATAAGTATCTTCTAATTAATCATAAACATATTATGGCTAAATTAGAACGCAATTAGTGAAGCGAAAAGTGCGGCGAAAAGTAGAGAGATGAATTCCACAGAGTTTGACGAAGAGTATGATCTTGACAGATCATTGCGTCTAAAGCGTGTAATAGAGCAGGTATTTGAAGAGAATGCTGAATTGTTTGAAAGGTTGAAAAATGATGATTAATAAGATTAAATGCAAAATAAAAGGACACGCTTTGGTACAGGCAGGAACCTGCCCGTTTACAGGATCGACTTATGAATATTGTGAAAGGTGTGAAGTTATGATTCCAATTCAGGTGGCAGTATGATTGATTGGCTAATAAACAAATTGTTTTGGTGGACTCCAGTAAGAGAAGCTATCTTTGCTGAGGTTAATTTCTATAACTCAATTACTAGAACTATGAATGATCCAGAATCTATGAAGATTGTCTCATCATTTTGGGATGAGGAAGACGGCTGGCGAGGATGGGCTATCAAAGATGACGGAACTTACTATTTCCACGATACTCCAGAAAAAACACTAGGGGAAGTAATGGATATACTTTCAGAAACGGAAGTCGGTGTATGATGGGATTCCTGGACAACCTAGAAGAGTGGCTAGACTTTGGCGAAGATGTTGATAAAGATCTAGAATTAGAGACTAAGTCAGAGGCAGGCTACAGCACAGGCAAGTGGTCAGATGATGATGACTATAAAGGTAATATAACTCCATTCTTTGGTAGAAATAGATAAGATTAATAGGACCTATATAGTGCGAAAAAGTGCGGCGAGAAGAGCAGACATTTGCGAAAATTACTAAACATATACGGAACTGAGGTAGAAGAGCTAAATGCTCCTACTGATCTCATAGTCCATACTAAGGCTCCAGGTAAATGGAAGCTGATCGATATGGAGACGGGGCAGGAATATATAGGCTCCCCAACTCCTACTAAATACGGGCATTGGATAAGAACTAAAGACTCTTCTTCATAAAAGATATGCTAGAATTGGTATATAAGAGAAAGAGTAGATTACTAAATGTCTAACGAAAATACCGAAAAAGAGATTTGCCATTACTGTGCAAATAAGGCTAAATATACAGATGTAGCAGAGATTGAGAAACAACGCTATGCTGTAATTGGTGTTTGCCAATGTCATTTTATTAATGAGACTCCTTGACAGATTACCTATATAGTTTCTACTGTAAATGTGGTTCAGTCCTTGATCTTGATTTATCTCATGAGATATCATATGATCCCAAATGTTTGAAATGTAATTCTAGTCGACTACAATTAAGATATAGCATTATACAGGGGGAACTCTGGATGAATGACGAGATACTTAGAAATTAGGTAGGTATATGAGATGTAAATGCGATGGGTCAAGTCTATTCCCAAGATGTGATCGAAATGGTCAAGGCAAATGCTCAATAGAACTAATAGACATTTGTGATCACGAATTTATACCAATATTGTATGGATGTCCACCAGAGATATATGCTCCAGAGGTAAAGGCTGGAACAGCTTTTGCGGGAGGAAATAGGATGCCTAATTCTCCTGATTATAGATGCAAGAAATGTGGGGCGGGGAAGCAAAATGACCTGTAACGTATGTAATCTCAATAAGGACCTATATCTATATACTAAGAACAATCTGATATATTCACTCTGTAACTCTTGCTTATACACCCAGAATCAGATAGATATATTCTACGCATGGGGTAGAGAGCAGCTACGTATAGCCAAGGAGTCTGGAGAAACTCCATTCTAATGGCTAAAATCTGCTCCATATCCTAGGTTCCCCCCGCCATATAACATGTCTCTAATAGCCTCCTAGAGCCTTATTTGACCTATTTTAGAGATCATCTACCATAAAATATACTACTAATTCTTGAGTAAATACTACTGATATATATGTAGTTAGATATACATGTAATGGGACTCTCCCTTTTACTCCACCGTAATCCATTTTGCTCCACATACGTGGCATATTTGAGGGATTTTGTCAATACCCTCGTAAATAGCATATTCGGCCCATATTGTCAAGGCTTCTGGGGCATAAAAATGTCTCCCGTAAACGGGAAAATTTGCCCCCAATTCTGACAGATTTAGATCACATTCTGTTATATTCTATATATGTTTAATAAGATTAATATACATTTATATCTCATTATCTGAGATTTTCAGGGATTTTTTATATGTGGTCGTAAACG